ACTTGAACGTGCTGAGCAGCAAATTCAAATGGCAGTTTACCTAAGCCTGTCAAGGCTGCGTTAACTGTATCAATGTGGAGGTCTAGTTTAATTTGCATTTGAGTTTTCCTTAAAGAACATCACTATCATCACCATCAAGCGCTGAATCAGCACCATACTCGACAAGCTCGGTGATGACAAGCTTACCTAGCGAAGGACTAACGCCCTTCTTATTTTTATATGTCCACTCATAGGAACCAATCAAAGCCTTAGCCTTGCTTCCATTACCGATAGCCTCAGTAATTTCATCGCCATCAGCGTCATGCACACGAATAGGGGACTGGCTCTTGCAAGTGATGTATCGGCCCATGTCGGCCTTCTTATCTTCACCTACTTGAACACTGATACCCATAGACTCCAAAGCATCCGCAGCAGCATCGCTTAGGTTGCATAGGTTAAGCTGATACTTCCCAGACATATCATTAACCTTAGTGTGCTGACACCAAAACACATCAGCTTTAATCTTTATCTTCTTAGTTTGTGTACTCATACTATTTCCTTTATGAAAAATAAAACCCACTTATAACGCTAGTGGCAACTGCGCCAGTTGTTGCCAATCTTTCCTTCGGCAGCAACCGGACATCTAAATTGTAGCATAACACCCGCTTGTGTCGCAGCATCTTCAATAATTTTCATCGCTCTTTCTGCGTCCTCCTTAGCAACTTCCCACTGAGTTTCATCGTGAACAAAAGCAATAAGCTTTGCATTAATTGCATGAAACTTCAATGAGTTTTCACACTCCACCAGCCACTGCTTAGCAATGATAGCGCCAGCAGATTGCAAGAGAGTGTTCAAAGCAGCATGAGAAGTTCTTACCCACACTTTCCTACCATCTAAGGCAGGGAGTTTGCCATTGGCTGATACTCTGACAACCTTCTCCTTTAGCTTCTTCAGCGAAGGAGTATTGTCTAAGAAGTTATCAATAAGTTTCTTTCCTTTAGAAGCAGAAACCCCAGCAGTTAATCCAATCTTCCCTGCTCCTGCCCCGTAGAGCATGGCGTATGTCATCGTCTTCGTTATGTTACGAAATTTCTTATGCTCTGAATTGCTATCGTCCTTCACTGTACCCTTTGGCACTAGCCCAAAAGCTTGGCAGTTCATCCAATGCACATCACCCTTCAACAGTTCTTCCTGCCACACAGCGTCCTGCATGTAGTGGGCTAGGCAGCGTAACTCAATGCCGCTAAGGTCTACCCCTACCTGCACATTGCCTTCCTCCACTGTCCACATTTCCCTGCACTCAGCGCCATAGGGTGTGTCTGGATTGACCGCTGGCACTTGGCCCATGTTGGGGCTACTATGTGTACATCTACCCGTCACTGCCCCGTTGGTAATGATGCGTCCATGTACCCTGCCATCGTCCTCAACAAAGCCCATCCAGCTACTGATCTGTGCTGTTCGTTTCTGTAGCATTAGATACTCAGCCACAAGCTTAGCCTCAGGCAGGTCTATGCCTTGTAGCACTGTCTCATCTACAATGACATTACCTTTCTCTGTGTGCTTGTCAAACTTCACACCAAGTATGGTTAGCCTCTCAGCAATCTGTTGCCTACTACCAGCATTGAACAAGTGTTCCCTAACCTTCATCGGCCCAGCCATAGCTTCGTTTATTAGTGAAGCTTTATATCCCGCCTCTTTGAGTATCTGACGAAGCTCTGTCTTAGTCTCTGCTCTATACTCTCTCCAGTCAGGTGTTACCACTTCCCAATACTCAGGAGTCTTTAGTTCCTCGTAGGTGGGCTTAAACACTAGCTGCATCTGCGCTTCAATGTCTGACATGCGTCCAACTAAATGAGCATGCAAAGACATAGCCTTAGGCATGTCTAGCTTGAAGCCGTTGTCCTCCATGCCCTTGCATATCACTGCAACCTTATGCTCAAGCTCTATGCTTTGCTGGCTGAATGCATCCCTCTTTAGTAGGGATAGTAAATGCTGGTGTAGTTTCTCTAGAAGGATTACATCCTGCTCACAATACTCAGCCATTTCCTCAGACCACCCAGCATCGTAGTCAGTGAAGCTTATCTTGTGGCACTTCAATCGTATGCCCCAAGCTTCTAGGCTATGAGGGGCTGGTACTTTCTGTCCTTCAATGAAAGCAATATCTACATCAGGGTTGTGCAGCCGTGAGAGGATAACGGTATCGACTAGACTGGCACGGGGTATGGTGACACCCCACACCCTTTCCAATACAGGAGCATCAAAACCAATAATGTTATGCCCACATACTTCACTATCTTTGAGGTATTGTTGTAGTCCATCTTTATTTCTCCAGTGTTTTATTTCGCTGTCTTTCTTGGTGACACACAGCCATATCTGTTTGTGTGCTGTATCTGTTTCGATATCTAAGTAAATCATGTATATCTCTCATAACAGTGGTGTCTCTTCTTCGGCATCAACCTCAAACATGCGCCCTGTTTCTTTGTTATAAAGAAGGTTGCATGCTGGGCCAGTGATTCCGCTAAATCTATTTTTTAAAACCCTAACCTTCGTGGTGTTTCTTTCAATCAAGTCTTCAGCTTGACCGTTACGCTCCAACCCAATCACCATGTCGCTTAGCTGTGCTATTGAGCCGCTTCCGCGAAGCTGTGCTAGTGATGTGGCTGCTCCCTCTTCGTGACCAGTGTTAGGTGGGCGCTTGAGGTGGCTGACAATTATAAGGGCTATGTCTGTTTCTTGCACAAGCATACGCAGCTTGGTCATAATTTCATCCAGCGCCTTACGCTCGTCACCGCTCTCCTGCGCTGAGACAATGATGGACAAGTGATCTAAGAATATATATCTGCATGACATACCCTTAGCCAAGTAGCGCACACGATTGACAATGTTCTCTACTGCTGTACTTCCGAAGTGATCAAACAGGAATAAACGTCCAGTGCCTAGCGTCTTGTCAAAGGCATCACGCCGTTGTTCAGGAGACACTACAGTGTCAGGCAAGTGTAGTGGTGTGTTAGCTGCTAAGGACATAACAGATAGGCCAGTCTTCTTAACACTTTCCTCAAGGAACATCAGGCCAATGTTGTCCTTTGTCTTCTGAAGCAGATGCCATACTAGTTCACGAAGCACTTGGCTCTTACCTAAACCACTACCGGCTGTCACTGTAACCAGTTCACCAAAGCGTAGGCCATAGGTAATGTCATTAAGCCCAGCCCAAGGATAAGTGCAATCTGCTGGCGGCATAGGCTTTGATACCAAGTCCCACATACTAGAGCCACTGACAATGCCATCGGGTACATACGCCTCAGCCCTCCACCACCGCTCAACAAACTTAGCCTCTGCGTTATCTGCCAACCAATCACAGGCATCCTTGTACTCAGGGACAGGCTTGAATATCTTGCACTTGCTTCCGAATAATTCAGCAACTTCCCTTGCTGCCTTCTGTCCCACAGCATCACCATCTAAGCACACCACAATGTTTTCAAAGCTAGAGATATATTCGTAATGAGCTTTGCAATCTTTCAAGGCTGAGCCAGCACCATTGCGGATGGATACCACAGGATACTTAGAGCCTGTCATCTGGAAAGCAGCGAGAGCGTCAAACTCTCCCTCGACTATGGTGAGATACTTACCACCGGAGGGGAATAGATTCTGTCCAAATAATATTCCTTTAGCCCAGCTACCAATAGCACTAAACTTCTTATCGCTGACAGCCCTAACCTTAGCTGCCACAAGCTGGCTGTTGCCATCGTAGTAGGGGAAGTAGTAGTTGTCCTTTTCTCTGACAACCCCGTACTTCTCCATTGTACTTTTGCTTATCCGTCTTTCGGATACGCTGATGGATGATGCCTCCTTAAAAACTTTTAAGGCAGTGCTGCTGGTTTCAACTTCTTCTTCAATCACTATGTATCCATCCTGTTGGTTAATTAGAGAGGGGGTAAAGGTATCACATACAAAACATTTTGTACTAGCATCCTCGTTCATGGCTAGCCCATCGCTGCTTCCGCAGCTTTTACAGGGCAGATGTGTTTTTATAAACATGTCTTTGTTTTAAAATAGTTATCAATCGTCTTCAATACTTTTTCTCCACCAACTAGTGGAGCATCCCAAGCCCCATCAAGACCAAAGTCTTTTCTATATTTATCTGTGAGTAGGAGCAAAGCCTTGTGTGCCTCTGTAATTATCTGCTCTTCAGTTAGCACTTCAGTGACTGGTGCTTGTGGCTTCCTTATCTTAAGCTGTTTTATAAAAATAGCAAAGCTATCCTTGGTGTCGGTATTGAATGAGGTAATCTCGCACAGGCGAAGAGCAGCGTGGTCTAGCGCCTCGTCCCATCCGTTAGTGTATTCATTTATCTGTTTTAAATCAGTCATCACTATCCTTTGCTTTAGCTAGTTCAAACTTAAGGCGGCTATGAAAGTCATCTTCACCATCATCACCTGACACAAGCCAATCAATTCGTTGTGTATAAATCTGTGCCTCACGCAATAGTTTCAAAGCGTGTTCAAACTCAGCAATAGTTTCTTCTGAATAGACCGTGCTATTGTGGCCCCGCTCGTTAGTTTTCAGTGATGTTGATGTGTTAATTAAAATTAGTTGCTCTACTTCGTCAGCAATATATCCAATTTGGTATTGCTTGTATTCAAAATGTCCACCACTCATTTATTATCCTCCTTTAATTTATCCACCACAGCTTGAGCAATAATTAAAAAATCAGCAAAATCAATTTCTGCTTCCGTTTCATCCGCTACTTTTGATACACGCCACCATTCAAACCATTCATTACCCGTTGACTCTACCCACGGGCGCTGCACATCCAAAGGCCACAGTTGCCCCAGCGGCGTAAACAGAGGGCTGTCTTTGTCTGTGCTGACCATGCGATTAGTGGGGTCGTACCACGCCACAGGCTCCTGCTCTGGCTGCGCTAATGCCTCCCTTGCAATGCTTTCAAGCTGGTCACAAAGCGTAGGGGCATGAGGTTCTGTCAACAATAATTGATACATCTTTTTCAATACTTCTTTAGTCATGTGTTATTCGCCTTGAGGGTATCGCTAATTAAAGAAAACGCTACTATTCCAATCATCATTTCGCTAGCATCTTCTATGTCGCTCTGTTGTTGCTCCGTCAGGTCAACCCACGGGCGCTGTGCTGCTTTCTTACCATCGAAAAATCCCGATTGGTACGCAATAGTCAGTGCATCTCCATAGACTTGCGTGTCATCATCTTCCTCATGTATTTTGTTTCCTAACCTATCAAATACTCTACCCTCAGTGTGATGCACTAAATACATCCCGTCTGCATCCAGCGCCGCTGCCTTCTTTGATTTGAATCCGGTCATCACTTCCCCCACAAAACAAAAGCCAGCAGCGTCAGTGCTGCGGTTATGACTATAAAAGCAATCAGTGCCTTGAAGGTATCAGTAACATCGCAATAAGGGTCGGCAACTTTTCCCCAATCGCTACTTTGAATGTAAGCATCATTTGTTTCTTTCATACGTTGCTTGCGTATAGGACAATCGCGGCCCTGAGTGCAAGTTCCTTCGTATTCGTTACAGCAATTCATTTGGAACTCGCTTTCTCAATTAGTTTAGTAAAGCAGGGAGAGCAGCATACAAAGCTTAGGTACTCATGCTCAGAGCAATCAATGCCTAGCACATCAGTGGTTTGCTTGCACACTTGGCATACATCTACTGCGGCATCAACAGTAATAGAGCGTCCATGTGCATGTTCTTCTGACACATAAACAACTTTCCATTTAGTCATTTGTTTCTCTCCTTGAGCATTGCGTCTGCATATTGGTAGGCTATTTCAGCTATCTCTTTAATGTTGTAAGTCTCTGCTTCCTCTATCTCTTTGATAGCCTGAGGCAGTGCTATACCAGCAAAGTAATCACGCAAGGTTTTGTCCCTTGCAAAACCTCCTGTCTTCATTATCCATTCTGTATATCCTCTTGCTACCTGCACATTATCTTCTGTCATATTATTTTCCTTCATCAGTTAACAAATCAAATTTAATTATTTCAAATACACCAAGAACTGCCGCAACAGATATCTTTCCATGATATTCGTCAAGAACATCTAAGATATCATCTTGTAATTTATGTGTGAGATTGATAGCGTTATTAAAATTACCTTCGATTACTTCCATGATATTCCTTTCGATTGTTAAACAAATCCACGCATTCTTGCTGCCACTGTAGCTCCCTTAAGTGTGTGCTTCATGTACGGAGCAACACTCTGCGGTGTGGCATGGCCTGTCATAGCCATGATGTTAGGCAGAGGCACTTCAGCTTCAATCATTTCTGTCACCGCTGTCCTCCGCAAGTCCATCAAGAAGACATCCTTAGGCACACCAGCCTCATCCATTATTGCACCACCTATTCGTGCCAGTTGGGCGGGGTTGTATGGCATCAGCCCACCCTTGCCATCACGGAGAGGACTAGGTGCTATGTACTGCTGCCACCCGAAGTCTTTGTGCTGCTGCTCCAGCATCTTACGCAAGTTCTCTGACGTTGGCAAGGACACATCAACCCCTCGCTTGCTCTGCTCAAGGGACAGTGTACCTGTGCCACTGTCGTAGTTGCTCCACTGAAGCAGACGTATATCACCTAGTCTCTGTCCCCATTCATAGGCCATCTGCACAATGAGTCCTATGTTACGCCACTTAAATTTGCTATACGCTACATCCAAGAACGCAGCCACATGCTCCTTCTCCCACACTATCTTGCGCTGCTTATCAACCCTTCTAAGTATGTGTGTGAATGGATTGTGTGTGGTGAAACCATTGCGTATAGCATGATTGAATAGCAACCTATACACAGCTAAGCTGTGGTTAGCGAGACTAACACTTGTTGCAGCGTGGTTGTCGTATACACGCTGACACATCGGTGTAAGTATATCCCGTAGCTTAGCCCTGCTCAAAGGCACACCACCTACTCTATCAGCTAACCAGCGTGATAGATAGTAGTCGTAGTCTTCTTTTGTTTTAGGTTCAAGCTTTTCATAAGCTAAACTATTCTTATAGTTTATTAGAAGGTCTGCCACTGTGGATGTGCTGGATAAATTCTTTAGCCTGTCGCGCTCTTCACGCCACTCATCTAAGATTTTATTCTGCTCATCAGCATACTTGAAAGCTATCTTCCAATTGTTACCTAGCGACTTACTCTCCACCACCCCAGCCTTGACAGCGGGAGGTGGTGGATTGTATCTATAGATAATACCAGTGGGCTTAGTCTCTCGCATTAAATAGCGAGGGGATGTACTCATGCTTCAAGTTCCTCTGCCATAAGTTCAGGTACATTTACAGTACCCATGTCGTAGAGCTTCTCAGCCATAGCCAGTAGTTCGTCATGCTTAACCAGTGCCTTGAGCCATCGCTTAGGTATGCTGCTGTACCCATACATTGCACCAGCCATCATGCCTGTCACTGCACCTACAGTGTCTGCATCATAGCCTTTGTTAACTGCATGCACTACAGCATCCTCAAAGCATGTGTTCATGTAGCAACTTTGAGAAGCCTGAACATGAGCATGCATGATGGAGCCGTGTGTTTCTGTGCCGCTGCTGCGGATATTGAAACTACGGAACCTGTTGTAGTTGGAAAACATCTTCCCTGTCATGCACTCAGTAATGAATGCTGCTGTGTACTGGACAACCATAGGGCTACCGTGTGTCATCAACGACACAGCCACACCTTCAGCAATAGCCATCGAAACAGTATCGTGGTTAGCCAGCATGATAGGAGCCAGTCGCATGATGGAGCCATTGCCGCTGGCCCTCAAGTCTGCGCTGCCAGCATAGGGAAACTCAGATGTCATCCTGTCGATAGCACCGGAGCAAGTGCGGCCTATGTCAAAGACATAATTGCGTGTGCCAAAGTGTCCGCTCTTACGCCATGTCTTGAAGTTGTTGACAATCTCAGCGGGGCTGAAGCATCGACTGGTGATGTAGGCTTGGGCAATGGCTACAGCCATAGCACCATCGTCTGTCCACTCGCCTTTGTCTGTGCTGTGTACACCGCCGCCTGTCATTTCGCTATGCACTCCCTCAATCTCATGGGGACGGAGGAACTCCAGCGGCGCACCTAGTGCATCACCAACAAACAGACCCATGAACATACCAATTGCGTTATCTTTAATCATAATTATTTTTCCAAAAGTCTTTTGCTTGTGCTTGAAGTCGGGCCTGAAACTCAGCGTACTCATCCCTTGCTGCTTGCTCATCCCC